TTTGTTGTTGACTCTAGAGGAAACATTGCATATAATACTTTACCTAGTACAAATAGTAAAGTGTTTTGGATTGGGTTTGATGGAGAAATTAAATATAATAATACAGATGTAAATTTAACTAGTGGACATTATAAACTTTATTCAAATGATAAGTTAATATTATTTGATCCTATGGGAAATGGGAAGTATATAATTGATAATGGAGAAGAACTTGAGACTAAGGAATTAACAACTTCTTTATTAATAGAATTTCTTTCAGCAATAAAGTGTAAACACACTTTTGAATGTTTAACTCAATAGAGAAAAAAAATGGCACGAAAAAAAATCAAACCAATTAGAAAAACAAAGACACTTACTACAGCTCAAAAAGAAGCTCAAAGAATCCGTCTTGAAAAAATGAGGGCGAAGAAGAAACCGCCAGAATATAAAAATGTTCATCCGTATGTTTTAGATCTTGGTGATGAAGAACCGTATTCCTTAAAAAATGTTAAGGAGTGGATCAAGCATAATAAGGAAATGGTTTCAATGCTTACTACTCGGGCACGAAACAAGGATTTGTCTCCAAATGCTAAGCAACAGGCTCTCACACAAGCAGACAACAAAAAAGCATTTATTAGATACATAGAACACTATATTAAAACTGGTGACTGGATAGGGATGTTTTCAGGACAAAATGAAACAAAAAAAGTAATTCCTAGAGTAGTCGCTATGGCATATTATCCAGATGGCACACCAAAAAGAACTGTAGGATATTGGTATCCAGATATTAAATCTGTGTGGACTAACGAGCTGGAAACAGTCAATCAACATCGTACAGTAAAAGCAATACACGCAAAGACTGATAAACAATTTACTGCAACTCTATAGGGTTGACAAATAGTAAATACATGATATAATATAAGTATAATTAAAAATACCACAGGGGTAGTAGAGGTTTCAATTTCTCCTCCTAGTTCAACCAGCTAGGTACAATAGAAACCATTCTCTCACTACGAGCTCCTGTGGTTTTACTATATAATAATGAATACAATTTAATTAATGGAGAATTATGGTTAAAGCAGTGAACATGGATGAACGCCCCAATACTTTAGGAAATCCCCCACCACAACCACAATCAACAGAAATATCAATCTCTAATCCAGATGAGGAAGTAGAATTTATTGTTGATCATGGTAGTGATGATTTAAATATAGATGCGGTTTCTAAAAAAGCAATGGGTGGTACAGAACTTATGCAGAAGTGGCTTTTTGAAGAGTTGAATAAGAGAGAGCCGGGAATACAAGATAAGTTTCAATGGATCATGACAAGAGTTAGAAAATTAGATCCTGATAAGCAACGAATTCTTTGGATACATGATTTAGCAAGTGATCCTGAAGTTCAACATTTAAAGGAAAAAGAAAACTGGACCCAATTTGAACGAATAGTTTTTGTTAGTCATTGGCAACAATATCAATTTAAAACACATCTTGGATTTCCTTTTGAAAAAGGTGTCGTAATTCAAAATGCAATCCGTCCTATTCCGGAACATGAAAAACCGAAAGAAGATGGTAAGATAAATGTTTGTTATTTTTCTACGCCTCATCGTGGATTGGAATTACTTTTGAATGCTTGGGAGTTTATGAGAAAAGATCTCAAGGAAGGATTGAATGCAGAGTTAAACATTTATTCTAGTTTTAAGTTATATGATCGCCCACATTTAGATGAACAATTCCGGCACATATACAAACGTGCAGAAGAGATGGATGGTGTTAATTATTATGGTACAGTATCAAATGATGAGATACGCGAAGCATTAAAGACTCAGCATGTTTTTGCATATCCAAGTATCTACGAGGAAACAAGTTGTATCACTTTGATGGAAGCATGTAGTGCTGGATGTTTAGCAGTTGTTCCTAATCTTGGGGCACTACCAGAAACAGGAGCAAACTTTCCCTGGATGTATGGATTCGAAGAAGACCCAGACAAACACGCACAAGTACATGGACATATTTTGGGTCGGGCTATTCAACATTTCTGGGATGATGATGTACAGAATCTACTGAAGATACAACGTAGTTATTTCGATATGTTTTATAATTGGGATTTACGGGCCGGTCAATGGCGACAATTCTTACACGCTATAGAAGACTCTCCTGAAGTGAGAGCAGAAAAAGAATCTGTCCGAAAGGATGTAGAGGAATCAGCTGAATACGAGATAATAGAAGATGGCACAACTAGTTGATTTTTCACAAATCTTTATTGGTTCATACATGACAGCATCCAAATTTACTTCTGTAGATATGGATGTGATTAGACCCGCTGTACTAAATGTATTACGCCTATATAGAACTAAGTTTGTAAGTGAATTTGGTGAATTGATTTTATGTTGTGATTCTAGAAAATCTTGGCGTAAAGAGCTCTTCCCAAACTACAAAGCTTCTAGAAAAAAAACTAGATCTGCAGCCCCAGTTGATTGGGATAATCTATATGAATGTTTGAATCAACTAAAAGAAGAGTTGACAGAATGGTTTCCATATCAAGTGCTTGAAGTAGAGAAAGCAGAGGCTGATGATATTATTGCTGTTTTAGTAGGACTTGCAAATGAAAGAACATTGATACTGTCGAGTGATAAAGATTTTGTTCAACTACATCAGTTTAATGTTAGACAATATTCCCCAATGCAAAAGAAGTTTGTTGAAGGAGATTCAAAATGGTCACTTCATGAAAAACTTATAAAAGGAGATGTTGGCGATGGTGTTCCAAATATTATGTCTGATGATAACGTGTTTATCGATGAGGGTAGACGCCAAAAACCGATTACCAAGAAAAAAGTGGATGCGTGGTATGATTTAGATCCAGACATGTATTGTGATGCTGAAATGTTAAGAAACTATAATAGAAACAAACAGTTAATTGATCTAAGTGAAGTGCCTGAGTCAATTCGTATAAATATAACAGAACAATTCGAAACAAACGCAGTTGGTGATCGTAAAAGACTACTTACATATTTCATTAATCATAGATTAAAGAACTTAACAGAAAATTTAACGGAGTTTTAATTTATGAGTGTACGAAGCATTCCATTAATATTTGAGGAAGTAGCCGCTGCTAATTCCTTTGGAGCTAGAAAAAAAGTTCTATTGGAACATGAATCAAATCCTCTAAAGGACTTATTAAAATATGCCTTTCATCCAGATATAAAATTTGCTCTACCTTCTGGTGCACCACCGTACAAAACGATTGGTTCTCCTGATGAGTACAATCCTACATATCTATATCCCAATATTAGAAAATTTTATCTATACATTGAAGGGGGCCATGATGGACTTACTCAATTACGAAGAGAACAACTTTTTGTATCTATGTTAGAAAGTTTACATCCTAAAGAAGCAGATGTTGTAATTCAAGTTAAAGATAAAAAATTAAAGTTTAGAGGTTTAACCTATAAATTAGTCAAAGACACTTTTCCAGAAATATTACCATAGAGTAAATGATTAATATAAACAAGTTTGAAAACAGAATAGTTAAATTTAAGCGTATATCTGAAGGCGTTGAAACTACCAAAGAAGCCGAACTACGGCGGATTGATTATGATAAAACTTCAGCTCTACCACGTTCCGTAACAGCAAGATTTGTTGAACCATTAAATGCCGTGATAACTTTAGATTATGATAAGTCAGCTAAAAAATTTCGAGGGCCTTTAGGTCCTGATATTTTAGAATCAGATTTTGATATCACAGCTTTTATTAAGGCATCACAATTAGGTTCAGGCAATGAAGTTGTTGTACGAGGTCCTAAAAGAAACAGACCGAAGTTTTAGGAACGTTAACCCAGACAGAAAGAGGAATATGCAGAAATATCTTTTATTTCTTTTTGTTCTCATTGTTAGTACTTTTGTAGCTTCCCCAGTAGGAAGTTCTGGATCACCCAGAGGAGACTTCCTTTGGTTTCATCCACAAAATACTACAATAGATGGATTGGTTGAAATAGCAGATAATGTAATAACTAAAAATCTTTTAGTTGATGAGAAAGAACTTTTGTGTATGGCAAAGAATATATTTTTTGAAGCTGCAATAGAAAGTACTGCAGGAAAATTAGCCGTTGCACAAGTAACATTAAATAGGGTAAACTCCAAGTATTATCCAAATACAGTTTGTGGAGTAGTTTATGAAGGCCTACATTATACAACAAGTAATGGTCTACAATTACCAGTAAGAGATCGTTGTCAATTTAGTTGGTATTGTGATGGTAAGGGTGATGAGCCAAGAAAAAACACAAAATTATGGGCCGACACTCAAGAGTTAGCAAAATATGTTCTCTTAAGACAAGATGAATTACCTGACATTACAGATGGAGCTCTTAACTACCACGCTGATTATATTGCCGCTCCAAGATGGGCAGGAAGAAAACATAAAACAGCAAAAATTGATACACATATTTTTTATAGGCCACGCACATTGAGAATGTAACATGATGAATATATTTATTTTGGATTCCGATCCAAAAATGTGTGCTTACGCACATTGTGATGATCACGTAAAAGAGATGATTCCAGTATATGCACAAATTTTATGTAATACTCATCATCTCTTAGATCCTGAAGGTTCAATACTTAAAGACCTTAATGATTTAGATCCAGGCTTTCCGTTTATCCAAACGGAAACTGCCGTAACTTGGGCTAAAGATACTAGTGCAAATTATCAATGGATGCATGATCTTTGGTTTTGGCTTAATAAAGAATATTGGTATCGGTTTGATGAAATACATGATTCGTGGAATAAATTATATAATAAGGTAAGTCATATTCCAAATAATATAATTGAAGGTGATCTTAGTTCTCCCCCCCAAAATATTCCAGAAGACTGTGCACAAGAAGGTTTAGAAGATGAACTTCAAAATATCATTGCGGGATATAGAAACTATTATGGACATTGGTGTAAAGACAATGATGCTAATTGGAGTACACCAGATGGAGCAACACGAACTCCCCCAAGCTGGATTATAGAAGATGCCAACGTATGATTACGAGTGTACCAAATGTGGACACACTTTCGAAAAAGATTTAAAGATAGCTGATAGAAAAATTCCTACTGAAGAACTATGCGAGTTTCCAACTTGTGGCGGTGAAGTAAAACAAACAATAGCCTCGCCTTATTTTGGTTATGATAATATTAAGACACGACATAGTACTAACAATAAAGAACCAGGTTGGTTTAAAGATAAAATAACAGATTTAAAAAGAAACAATCCTGGACATTCAATGTAAGATATGAAAAACTTTATACATCTCGCCAATAGACCTGAGTTGTCTTTTGGTATGAGAACTGAAAATATTAATGGGAAAAGAATTTATGTTACTCCAGACGGCGACAAATATCCATCAATCACAACTATACTTGGCGAGTTCTCCAAAGCTTCTATACAGGAGTGGAGAAAGCGTGTTGGAGAAACCGAAGCGAACAAAATCTCCGGTAAAGCCTCGCGTAGAGGAACCAGCGTACATTCTGTCTGTGAAGCCTATATCAAAAACGAAGACGGATTTCTTGACGGGCAAACGCCCAACATTATTGAACTATTCAAGACCATTGAACCGTTCCTTGAAAGAGTCGATAACATTCACGGAGTTGAGTTAGCATTATATTCAGATCATTTTGGAGTCGCAGGTAGAACAGACTTGATTGCCGAATTTGATGGTAAGTTGTCTGTGATAGATTACAAGACTAGTAACAGAACCAAGAAGAAAGATTGGTGTGAAAGTTATTTTGCACAATGTGCTTTTTATGGAATAGCGTATGAAGAACTTACAAAGATACCAGTTCCACAAGTAGTAGTAATCATAGCTGTTGATAGTGATCTACCTCAATTGTTTGTAGAGAACCGAGATGATTGGGTAGATAAAATTTGGGAAGCCAAGAAATTATATTATGAGTCACATCTTTTGTGAACTAAATATAACTGATACTGTTGACATATCTAGATAACAGTTAAGACATCGGTGCGATTCCGATCAGCTCCACCAAAGGAAGTTATGGAAAAGAAATTAATGTGGCTTGCAATAATGATATTGCTCGGTTTGGGTTTAACTTATGCCACACTTTATTTTGGATATGACTTTCGTTGAGGGGGCTGAAATAGATTTCGATTGATTGTGAAGGTAGATATAGAGGTATTCGGTAGAGGCACCACCGTAACGGTCCATCAAACTAATCGCAAACAATGACGATTATACTGCATATTCTTACGCACTCGCTGCGTAGAATATAGCCGAGTTAGAGGGGTAAAACTTTCGGGGAGTCGCTTGGGAACAGAAGAACTCCCCACTATTATAAACTTTCAGTAGGAGATAATTTATGTCAGAGTTTAAAGGTGGTTACAGAACAGAAGTGGCTAGATATGAATTAATTCCTGGTGAAAGAAAAGTATTTGAAAAATATATAGAGACAAGAGATTTAGTAGACTTAGCTGGAAGAATTGAAAGGGGTGAGCCCCATGAAGTTAATCCTAATTATGGTGGACAAGGATATACATATCTTTATCCTGAAGTAGTAGATTTAGGTCGAGTTAAAGTATCACTTATAAATGATAAATGGAAATTAAATTGGGAAAATAGAAATGGCTGAATATATTAACAAAGAACCTTGTGAATTTATTTACAACATAACTACTGTAGAGAAGGTTGTTGATGGAGATACTATCGATGCAGTTTTTGATTTGGGTTTCGATGTACGAATATGTAATAGAATTCGCTTACTAGGAATCGACACACCTGAATCGAGAACTAGAGATTTGGCAGAGAAGTTTTATGGGAAACTTTCTTCAACCGCACTTAAGTCGTGGGTACATTGGGCAATATTGTCAGATAGAGATGATATTGAAATTCAATGTAGATGCCCAGAGTCAGATAGCAGAGGTAAGTTCGGTAGAGTACTAGGTGAACTTTGGATTAACTGTACTGAAGATGGGCATGAGTTTGGTGGATGGACAAATATAAACAAGTGGATGTGTGAAAGTGGTTACGCAGTAGGATACTTTGGTGGAAGTAAAGAAGAAATTGAAGCTGAACACATAAAAAATCGTCAACTCCTTGAAGAACAACAAGGTGTTAAATATATAGAATATGAATAAGGAATACTATGGCAATAACTACAAAACAAGGCAACCAAGAAATGTCGGCAATCGAAAGAAGAAAAGTAAAAAATTATTGGGCAAGAATTACTCTATCGTGGGGTATTGTTCTAACCTTTTTGATTTTAGTATGGTTATTATTTTTTGCAACGTTACCCGATGAATCAAGAGATCTGATTAATATTCTGGTGGGGGCCTACGTGGCAGTCCTAGCGAAGAGTACGGATTACTGGTTCAAAGAGAAAGATGATCCAGAACATAAAGAGTCAGAAGCATTAAATAATGGCAGTTAAAATGAACAACTCTATGATATTCATGGAGAACATTGAGCAGTTGGTTCAAAAAACTAAGATGACCTATATAGATGCAATTATGTTTTACTGTGATGAAAATAAATTAGAACCCGAAACCGCCGGTAAAATGGTTGGCGGAAAACTGAAACAAAATGTACAAGATGAGGCAGAAGATCTTCATCTTATTCCAAGAACATCTAAACTACCAATATGAAAGGGGGTACTTGACAAATCAAAAAAGTATGTTATAATATAACTATATAATGATTAAGTGAAATAAATCGCAATACAAATAATACAACGCAATACGAAATATACGAAAGGAAACATATGTCGTTCGCAGATATGAAGAAAAAACGTGGAGATAAACTCCAATCCCTCCTAAAAGAAACCGCAAAAATAAATTCCCCCACAAAAGGTCAAGGTGATGATGATCGTTTCTGGCGTCCAGAATTGGACAAGTCAGGCAACGGAATGGCCGTTGTTCGATTCCTCCCCGCGCCTGATGGAGAAGATCTCCCCTGGTCACGTTCATGGAATCATGGATTTCAAGGACCCGGTGGATGGTACATTGAAAACTCTTTGACTACTCTTGGTCAAAAAGATCCAGTAAGTGAACATAATTCACAACTCTGGAACTCAGGTATCGAGGCGAACAAAGAGATCGCCCGTAAACAGAAACGTAGACTTACTTATGTCTCTAATGTTTATGTTCTCAAAGATCCATCAAATCCTCAGAACGAAAATCAGGTTCGCCTGTACAAGTATGGGAAGAAAATCTGGGACAAACTTAATGATAAGATGAATCCTCAATTCGAAGATGAAACTCCAGTCAATCCTTTTGATTTATGGGAAGGCGCGAATTTCAAAATAAAGATTCGTAAGATTGATGGGTTCTCAAATTATGATAAGAGTGAATTTGAAAATCCCGCTCCTCTTGATACAGATGATGCTAAGATGGAAGAAGTTTGGAAAACAGAACATTCATTGGAAGACTTTACTGATCCAAAGAACTTTAAGACTTATGCAGAGTTGAAAGAGAAATTGGATAGAGTACTTGGTCTTGGAACTGGTGTGGAAACAGCTTCACCAAAGTCTAATACTTTTGATGCGCCGTTTGATGGTGGTAAACCTATGACTACTCCACATGTAGAACCTGTTGTTGAAAATGTTACAACAGCGGAGTCAGCTGGTTCAGCTGGTGATACAGAAGAGTATTCATACTTTGCAAAATTAGCTGAGCAAGAATAATGAATAATGAGAATAGTACTATGTATGGATTTTTCTTTTGTGTGATTTTAGTGGTATGGTGTGCATCGACTTGGGGCGATCCCGATTTGATGGATGCCCTTATCTATTATCTTTCAGATGGTTATTATAAAAACTAAGTTACTATACGAACATTCATTATATCTCCATTAGATGGAGAAACTGCAGAGGCGGGTATTACTACAGGTGAGGAAGAGTTTACTTGGTTAGTTGATGTATTATTAATTACTGTGGTAGTTGTTCCGCCTCCAACTTGTTGCGATTGTACTTGTAAATCTGCTAACATTTTTCCTGTCATTAACCCTTCTGTGGCTTTTGAGAAAGCTGTTAATTTTCCCATATCAACTTTATCCATAAACGTATCAAGTGCATCAGCAGTTTTTGCTATATCAGATTTTCCTAATACATTCATAGCTGTAGCAAGACCTCTGATTCCATCAGACGCGTCTTTCAATCCCGGCCCAATTGCTGCGAACTTCTGAAATTTTTCAACAGGATCACTTGCACCAAAAAACTTACCTATCCCTTCAGAAATACCAGCAAGTAATCCACCGGCTCCAAAAGTCGCAAGTCCTTTACCCAATGATGTAATTCCATCTCCAACCATTGCGAAATTTGATCCATCTATTGTTCCAAATTTTTCAACAGATAATGCGACACCTTTTAATCCTTCAGGGTCATTAAGTAATGAAGCTAGTGCTCCACCAGCGCCAAAGGCCAGTAATCCTACACCAACCGCTTGCATTCCAGTACCAACCTTTGTAAGATTTTCTGCAGGAATTGCTCCAAATTTTTCAATACTTTTAGCTACAGTTTCAAGTTCTGCTGGACTAGGCATAACACCACCAGCAACGGCTGCGCCAGCAGTAAAGACTACAAGACCTGCACCTATTGCCGCAAGTCCTGCTCCAACAGCTATCATATTACCACCCGAAAGAGCGGCTAATCGTTCTATTCCACCAACTACGGAATCTATTACTCCTGAGATGGTTGTACCTATTGCTGTAATGAGAGCTGAAATAGAACCAACTACTTTTGTTACATTA